ACTACGCTGCCATGTCCAAGGCTGACCGCGATACCATCAAGGATGTGGGCGGCTTCGTTGGTGGCTACCTCAAGAACGGCAAGCGCAACAACGCCAGCGTGGTCAACCGCTGCATGCTGTGTCTGGACGCCGACAATGCCGATCCCGGTCTTATGGACGATCTGGATATGATGTTCATCAACGCCTACGCGCTGTACAGTACTCACAGCCATACGCCTGAGAAGATGCGCCTGCGCCTGATCATTCCGTTGACGCGTACGGTCACCCCGGATGAATATGCCGCCGTTGCCCGCCGCGTAGCCGATGATCTGAATCTCAAGCGTTTCGATCCAACGACCTTTGAACCCGCCCGCCTGATGTACTGGCCCAGTACGCCCGAGGACGGCGAGTTCTTTTTTCACTACGCTGATGAACCCTTCCTCGACCCGGACGAAGTGCTGAACACCTACGCTGACTGGAAGGATACATCCCTCTGGCCGACCACCCAGCCTGTGGAGGAACGCATCCGTCACACTGCCGGCAAGCAGGAAGATCCCACCGAGAAGCGCGGCATCATCGGCGCCTTCTGCCGTGCGCACTCCATCATCGATGTGCTGGCGCATATTCTCTCCGACCGTTACACTCCTACCGAACAGGATGACCGCTTCACCTTTATCGGCGGCAGCACCACGGGTGGCCTCGTTCTTTATGGCGACAAGTACGCCTTTTCCCATCACGCAACCGACCCCGCAGGCGGCAAGCTGTGCAACGCCTTTGACCTGGTGCGCTGGCATCTGTTCATGCCGGGCGGTACGGCCCCGGACGGTTCACTGGTCGGTGACGACGCTTCTTCCATGAAGCTGATGCAGGAATACGCTTCTAAGGATGAAGCCACCAGGCGTCAGCTGGCGGAGGAACGCCGCGCCCAGGCTCTGGAGGAGTTCAGCGATCTGGATGCAGATGCTGAGAAGAAAGCCGCAGCCGCAAACGTGAACTGGCAGGACAATCTGGACATCGACAAGCACGGCAAGGTAAAGGACACCCTGGGTAACCTCGCGCTGATCCTGCGCAACGATCCGAAGTTGAAGGACATCTCCTACAACATCCACCGCAGCGGCATCGATATCCGTAAGGATGCCGAGGGCAAATCCACCATTCCGTGGACGCAGCTCAAGCCCGGTTGGAACGAATCCGACCTCGGCGCGGTGCAGATCTATCTGGAGCGTGTGTATGGCCTGTACACTCCCAGCAAGCTGAAGGGTATCCTGTTGGCCATCGCAGCCGAGCGCAGCTATCATCCCATCCGTGATTATTTCGCTGCTTTGCCTGCGTGGGACGGCGTTTCCCGTGTGGATACGCTGTTCATCGACTATCTCGGCTCCCCGGATACATCCTATATCCGCGCCATCGCACGAAAGATGATGGTTGCTGCCGTCGCCCGTATCTATGAGCCGGGCATCAAGTTCGACAGCGTGGTCGTACTCAATGGCCCCCAGGGCATGGGCAAGAGTTCCTTCTTCGCCAAGCTGGGCGGCAAGTGGTTCTCGGACAGCCTGACCATCAGCGACATGAAGGATAAGGCAGCTCCCGAAAAGCTGCAGGGTTACTGGATTCTGGAATTGGGCGAACTGGCCGGGCTGAAGAAGATGGACGTGGAAACGGTCAAGGCGTTCATCACCCGCCAGGATGATAAGTTCCGCCACTCCTACGGCTACAGCGTAGAGGATCACCCCCGCCAGTGCATCATCGTAGGCAGCACCAACAACGGCGACGGCTTCTTGCGTGATGTAACCGGTAACCGCCGTTTCTGGCCCGTCACCTGTACGACCAACTCGCCGCACCGCCCATGGGAAGTAGAGAGCCTCGTCCCCCAGATCTGGGCGGAGGCATATACGCTGTACCGCGCTGGTGAGCAGCTGTTCCTTTCTCCCGAGGAAGAGAAACAGGCTGCCATGGAGCAGACAGCGGCGCTGGAGAGCGACGTCCGCGAGGGCATGATCGCCGAGTACCTGGACAAGCTGCTGCCCGAGGATTGGGACAGGATGGATCTCGCAGAGCGCCGAGGATTCCTGCGTGGCGATCAGTTCACGGGTGGAAATCGTACCGGAACCGTTCAGCGCACCACCGTCTGCGCCGTCGAGGTCTGGGCGGAGTGCTTCGGCAAAGACCCTTCTGCCATCAAGCGATCCGACACCTACGACATCTTCGGCATGCTGATGAAGATCGGCGGCTGGGAGAAGTACAGTGGAAACAAGAACGCATCTCTGAAACGCGGCTTCTACGGAACGCAGCGTTGCTTCGTCCGCAGCGTCAAGGCGCCTGACGATTGCGAAATGCAGAACGCAACGGAACTATGAAATACCATCGGCGGTAGCAACAGAAAAGGCAACAGCGTAGCAACATGGCCCTATATATAAGAAAGAATTCACCATGATTGCTTTGTTGCTTTCTCTCTATAGAGGCTTTGGATAAAGAGAGATAAAAGAGGAAAATGAGCGCGAATATGCCCGTATACCTGTACGCGCGCGGGAGAATACAACGCAACACTTCAAGGCTGACGGTCTTTCAGGCTGTCAGCTTTTCATTTCCCGTTTTTCTTCTGACCGTTTCTTGTTTCCAAGAGTCTGCTGGCTGCAAGTGGTAAAGGATGTCCACGATTGTTTCCATGATCGCCCATGAGGTTGCAAAGTGTGGAATGCTACCGCCAAAGTTTGCTACCGCATAAGGTATCAGGGTATTGAGGTTTATACGTTATAAGTCGCCGGTGTTGGCGCAGAAAGGAGGCCGGTCGTGCCGTGTGAAAACGACCTGCACGGTTACCAGAAGTTCTGCGTGGACTTTTTGGAAGAGAAGCCGCAATGCGCACTGTTTCTGGATTGCGGCCTCGGAAAAACCATCATAACGCTCACGGCCATCTCGCATCTGCTGTTTGACAGCTACGAGGTGAGCCGTGTTTTGATTATTGCGCCGCTGCGAGTGGCGCGTGATACATGGATCGGTGAACTCTCCAAATGGGAGCATCTGAAGGGACTGCGGATGGAACGCGTGATTGGTACTCCGAAAGAACGCGTCGCCGCCCTTTCCCGGAAGGCTGAACTGTATATCATCAACCGCGAAAATGTGGAGTGGCTGGTCAAACACTACGCTGGGCGGAAGCTACCCTTCGATATGCTGGTGATTGATGAGCTTTCCTCGTTCAAGAACAGCCGGGCGAAACGGTTTCTGGCGCTGAAGAAAGTGCTGGGACAGTTCTCACGCGTGGTTGGACTGACCGGAACACCCGCGCCCAACGGCCTGGAAGACCTCTGGCCGCAGGTGTTCCTGCTGGATCGCGGCGTCCGACTTGGTAGAACGATGAAGAGTTACATCGATATGTACTTCGATACACCGAACTCTTGGCTGCCGTATAAGCATGAACTGAAACCCGGCGCCGAGGAAGAAATCTACAGGCGGCTTGGAGATATCTGTGTTTCTATGCGAGCTGCGGATCACCTGCAGATGCCGGAGCGCATCGACAATGTGGTGGAGCTTGCGCTTTCGACCAAGGAAGAAAAACTGTACAGGCAGATGGAGCGGGACATGCTGCTGCCCTACGCAGACGGTGATGTGCTGGCGCTCAATGCCGCTACGCTGGCAGGCAAGCTCCTGCAGCTGTCCAATGGCGCTGTGTACGATGAATTCCACAACATCCGCGTCATCCATGAACGGAAGCTGGATGCGTTGGAAGATCTGATCGAAGCCGCCAACGGCAAGCCGGTGCTGGTGATGTATGCCTACCAGCATGATCTGACCCGCATCCAGCAGCGGTTCGGCAAATACAGCCTGGAGAACCCAGACGGTGTGCGCGAACTGAAAACCTCCGATGATATGGAGGACTGGAATGCCGGGCGAATCGCTGTTGCGGTGACGCAGCCCGCCTCCACCGGGCATGGCCTCAACCTCCAACATGGCGGCAGCACCATCGTTTGGTTCGGTCTGAACTGGTCGCTGGAACTGTACGAGCAGGCCAACGCCCGCCTCTGGCGACAGGGGCAGAAAGAAACCGTGGTTGTGCATCACCTGGTGGTGAAAGGCACCATGGATGAACAGGTCATGAAGGCACTTCATGATAAGGCCGCCGATCAGAACGCACTACTGGCAGCGGTCAAGGCCAGAATCCAGGAGGTGACCTGAATTGCTGGAACGTGATGTGGTTGCCGCCATCAAGAAGTATCTTGCGTCGCTGGGCAGCGACGTTTTCTTTTGGAAAGAGCACGGCGGACCTTACGGCTCTGCCGGCATCCCCGATATCATCTGCTGCTACAAGGGACGCTTCCTCGGTCTGGAAGCAAAGCTCCCCGGCGGCAGACTGACAGAACTGCAAAAACGCGCCATTGAGAAGATCAACCGCGCCGGTGGCATTGCCTGCCGGGTGGAGAGCGTGGATGATGTCCGGGCCGTGATCGCCCAGGTCGATATGGAGAGGAGAAGTACACATGAGTGAAAAGAAGCTGTATACGCTGATCATCGATCCTGAGTTCCGGGATCTGATTCCTCCTCTGAACGAAGAGGAACTGAAGATGCTGGAAGAAAGCATTATTGCCAACGGCTGTGAATCGCCGCTGATCGTTTGGAACGGTTTGATCGTTGACGGTCATAACCGTCATGCCATTTGTCAGAAGCATGGTATTCCCTTCGCTGTTACCGAGAAGGAGTTCAGCAGCCGAGAGGACGCCATGCTGTGGATGCTCCGCAATCAGCTGGGACGCCGCAACCTGAACAGTTATCAGCGCAGTGATTTGGTGTTGAAACTTGAACCGCTGATGGCCAGCGAAGCAAAGCTGCGTAAAGGACAGCGGACGGACTTGGGGCAGAATTCTGCCCCAGGTTCACAGATGGGTAAAACCAGTCACAAACTCGCTGAAATGGCCGGCGTTTCTCACGACACCATCAAGAAGGTGAAGAAGCTGAATGAGGCGGCTGACGAGGAAACGAAAGGCAAACTCCGCCGTGGTGAAGTGACGGTCCATAAGGCTTACACGGAACTGATGCAGAAGGAGCATGAAAATGAGACGCGCATCTGTGACCGCTGCAAGCAGGAAAAGCCTGTGGCTGCGTTCTCGATTCCGTCCAACCGGCACGGGTTCTCTTCGCTGTGCAAGGAATGTGAAAAGGAGATCAGCGCAGCGGCGAAGGCTGCTGCCGAAGTCGCATCCGCCACAACCGCGAAGGTGGAAACCCATCCTGTAAACGGCATGGCAATGCTCAACGGCGCGCCGATTCATGTGGCGACGCCTCTTCCTGACGAGCCGGACATGCTTCCACATGTGATGAGCACGCTGGAAACGGCTGCGCATTCCTTCCTTGCGACGGTGGAAACCTCCCTCCGCCTGATGACCAGAGGCATTGCTACCCCGGAAAACCTCCGCATTTACGAAGAAGCCCTGCTCTCCATCGCAGATCAGGCACATGCACTTTTTGAGAATCACGTAAAGGAGATTGAAAAACGATGAGCAGAAAGAATCGCAACGCCTACCGGCGCAGCTACAGCCGTGTTCACTATAAGCCGGATCACCTTGATCCCACGCCCATGGATCGCCTGATCGAAGAAGCGAACAGGCCGATTCGTGAAAGAGCAAATATGTCTACCTCCCACACGACCATGGTCAACGAGCGCGTTGGCTATGAGTACAAGTTCCTGACCAGCACGGTTCTGGAGACTGATCCCAGCTATCAGCGCCGCATGAACGCCGCACAGGTGGATCGCATTGTAGCAGAGTTCAATCCGCTGCTGGTGAACGCAGTCAAGGTCAGCCAGCGCGACGGTCACTTCTTTGTTTTCGATGGCGCACACACCCTTGCCGCCCTCCGCCGTATTCATGAGGGTAAGCCCTTCATGGTGGAGTGCAAGGTATTCAGCGGTATGACCTATCAGGAAGAGGCTGAGCTTTTTGCTCTTCAGACCGGCACCTCCCGCACGGTCAGCTTTGACTACAAGCTCCGCGCCAAGCTGGCAGCGGAAACCCCGAAGGAAAAAGCGTTCCTCGAAGCGACCGAAGCAGCTGGCCTGCACCTTTCCGATGTGCAGCGCAGCAGCATGCGCTATGTGATCGCAGCCAAGGCTACCGCCCAGCGCATATTTGATAACTACGGCGCTGATCTGTACACCGATATGCTCCGCCTGATCGTTGAGACCTGGGATGCAGTGGAATGGAGCCTGAGTAAGCCTGTGTTGAATGGATGCGCTGTATTTCTGAACGTGTACGGTGATGAGTACAAGCGTGACCGCTTTATCCGAAAGCTGGCTTATACCAATGCGG